TTCTCATGCGGTGTGTTCGGGTATCAGCGAGTCTCAACCAGAACCAACCAAAGACACTGAGAGACAAGCAGATCAACCATTAGGTCAAAGTGAGCCAATGCTGGGTTCAGATTGCACCGATGTTGATACCAGTTTGACCTCATCTCATAAGCTCAATATGACCTCACCTATACCAGAGACTACAGAGACTACTACAGAGACTACTACAGATATAAAAACATATATTGATTTTGGGTATTTAACAGCTTCTGAATTTAGGGAGTTAACAAACATACGAATTGATAATTATAAGGCTCAAAAAAAGAAAGCTCCCGCCATGAGCCAACGAATTGCCAACACCCTAATCAACCAAATCAGTTTAGCGATAACAGCTAACTATTCTATTGACGATGTTTTAAATGAATTTGCAACACGGGGCTGGTTATCAATTAAAGCTGAGTGGATGACATCAACGCCAAGCAATAGAAATAGCGAGATAGTAATTAACCAACCAAAGCAGCTAACTGAAAAACAGGCTTTACGAAAGCAGATCACAGCAACCGTTTTAGATGTAAACAATACCGATTGGTAAACAACAAAAATCTTAAAGGACTAAACATGATCTCAGGCGAAAACAGCATCGTAACCAACGTACTAAAAAACGCAGTCTCTTCTTCGATCCTAGCTGGCAGTCGCAGGGTGTCGGAGAAGAATAGACGATTAGCCGTTGATAACGAGATTGAGTTACTTGTACACCATCAGAAAGCAGGACACCAGACCGCAGCGGAGACAGTCCGAAGCATTAAAACCGTTATCGCGCTCAAGGCTGAGAAAAGGCGCTGGAATATATCGAAGGGTTTTTATAGCCATGCTGAAACGGAGCTTCTTCAATGAAAGCCTACTTAAAGCCAAATGCCATTGTAAGCCCGTATAACGATGATTTAGTAGCGAAGTACCTCGCACAAGGGTTAACAGTTCAAAGCTGCTCACATGGCGAATCTGGAGGTCTGACTAGCATAGTTAAGTCAATGATGAACCCAGCAGCTAGAAGAATAGCTTCAAGGAAGTTTAACGAGCGGAGAACAGCATGAAATCAACTAGCAAAAAAGCATTTGCAGCCATTCAAGAAGTAGCCGCAAAGCAACGCATTAAGATGAAGAAATTTGTTCAAGAAAACGGTGGTCATACAAGCAATGAGCTAGGTGAGCTTAGTGATGAATATGATCGCTACCAGTTCGCTAGGCGCTTATCTGAGCTACGAGCTAGTGGATCTCTAATCAACCCTCATACTCGCCCCTGCGGTGTCTCAGGCAGGGAAGCAATGACATGGGCTGTTGCCTTATGAGTGTATTAAACCTTGATGAGTGTATGGACGTTATTAAGCGTCATAAAAGCGGTCAGCCAACGTGGGCAATCTGTGGCGAGTTAGGAATTAGTGCGGGGCATGTAAAGGCCATTAGACACTGCAAGCGATACCACTATCCGCTAACTGATTACCTGTTTATTTTTGACAAACTCAACAGAGACAAGCCTATAGAAGAACCGCCATGCTCTTGGGATATTCGACTAAGCATGAGATTGGCGCGACTACCGATGAGTCAGTGGGCGGCTGCTCTGTGAACGGAGAGCATTGGACAGTAAACAGTGATGCAAGTCTTGAGAATTTCATCAAGCACTTGCGCGACCTATACACCGATAAGAAGTATATACAAGTTAAGTGGTCAACAGAGAAAGCGCTCACAGCGCCCCAGCTTCGATCAGCTCACCTTTACTGCGATTTACTGGCTAAAGAGTTAAATAGTCGCGGGCTGGATATGGTTAAGACGTTGAGAGTTGGCGTGGATATACCTTGGTCAAAGCATTCAGCAATGGAAAGTATGTGGCGACCCATACAAGAAGCTAAGTTTAACAAGAAGTCGCTAACCCAGCTCAAGACGCATGAAATAACTCAAATCTACGATGTTATCAACCGCCACCTTTCCGACAAGTTTGGCGTTTACGTTCCATTTCCCAGCAAGGAATAGCTAGTGATAGACGAAGGAGCAAGAGCAAAGGCCATGAAGATGCTGGCTAACGGTCATACATATGCAAATATTCAGCGAGTGACGGGCATTAAAAACGTCACGGCTAGAAGTTGGAATATGAAACGGCTGGCAGGCATAACCTCACTAACCACGTTACGCATTACAGCTAAACACGATAGCGGTGCGCTCTATGAAATAGCAGAGATAGGTGATGGATGGGATACGGCAATGGGCCTTGACTTACTTCGTTATAAATTTACAGATTTCCCTAAATACTTTATTGGGGATTACGAATGAAAAAGGCTGAACGTCTTTACTTGGGCGATGTAGCGAGTATGGGCTGCGTGGTATGTCGTAACACTGGATGGGGTGAAAGCCCTGCCGAGATCCATCACATACGCAACGGTCAAGGCATGAGCCAGCGAGCTAGTACTTATGAGTGTATCCCACTATGCCCAGCGCACCACAGAACGGGCGGCTATGGTATTGCATTACACGCAGGGCAGGAAGCATGGGAAGCGGCATGGGGTACTGAGCGTGAGCTATTAGAGCAAACGATTGACGATGTTAGATCACACAGAGGGCAGATCATTGGGCGTTAGTAAAGCAGAAGAATCACTCGTATTACAGATACGAGCGGTGAAGCTACCAGAGCCAGTAAGAGAACACCGATTCCATGCTGTTAGGCGTTGGCGTTTTGACTTCGCATACCCTGCTCAGAAGTTGGCTATCGAAGTAGAAGGTGGCGTATGGTCGGGTGGTAGGCATACACGCGGATCAGGCTTCGTTAAAGATATGGAGAAGTACAACACAGCGTTGATGGATGGGTGGCGTGTTTACCGTTGTACACCCGATATGATCGCAAAAGGAATCGCAGTGAAAGACATAGAAATTATATTGGGGAATGTATGCAAGTAGAGCAGATAGGCGTAGGGGATTTAATCCCTTATATCAACAACTCACGAACGCACTCAGATGAGCAAGTGATGCAAGTTGCATCAAGTATCAAAGAGTTTGGATTTACTAACCCGATATTGATTGATGGGGATGGCGGCATCATTGCTGGTCATGGTCGGTTGATGGCAGCTAAGAAGCTAGGGTTGGATGAAGTTCCTTGTATACGGCTAGGCCACTTAACTGAGGCGCAGCGTAAAGCCTATGTGATAGCGGACAACCAACTCGCACTTAATAGCGGATGGGATTTAGACGTTTTAAAGGTTGAGATGGAGCGCCTTGAAGAGCTTGATTTCAATATTGACCTATTAGGCTTTGATGATGATTTCCTAAGCAGCTTATTGGTTGAAGAACCAAGCGAGGGCTTAACCGATGAGGATGCTGTACCCGAAGCGCCAGAGACTCCAGTTAGTGTAATTGGTGATGTATGGGTGTTAGGTAATCATCGACTGATGTGTGGCGACAGCACTAGCGTTGACGCGGTTGATAAGCTCATTAATGGCGCAGTGATAGATTTAGTTCATACAGACCCTCCGTACGGTATTGAAGAGAAAGGGGATAGGTCAAAGCGCGGAGGCTTGGCTAAGGGGAGCAACTTAAAAGATTTTGATGATTCATCTACAGATGCAGCGAAAGAGTCATTTGCTTTATGCGCTGCTATGGGAATACAAAGACAGGTTTGGTGGGGAGGTAATTACTACGCACATGCCTTACCTGAAACAGCAAATTGGCTTGTTTGGGATAAGCGAGTTGAAGAGAATCAAAAAGATTTTAATTCAGATTGTGAGCTTGCTTGGGTTAAATCAAAGTGGTCAAGCGTTAGGATATTTAGGCATTTATGGAAGGGTATGATTAAAGCTAGTGAGCATGGCAGTAAGCGTGTTCATCCCACACAAAAGCCTGTCGCTCTAGTTGAGTGGGTGTTTGAATATTACAAAGACATTTCAACAGTATTGGATTTATTTGGTGGTTCTGGATCTACCTTAATTGGCGCTGAAAAGCAGAACAAAAATTGCTACATGATGGAGTTCGAGCCTCATTACTGTGACGTAATCATTAAACGCTGGCAGGAGTTCACAGGCAAGCAGGCGATACATGAAGCCACTGGCGAAGCGTACAAGGAGCTATAAGCTATGACAGGCAGACCGCATTTTCATATTGATTGGGAAAAGGTAGACAGTATGTGTGCCATTCAATGCACTGGTGAAGAGATTGCAGGCGTATTAGGTTGCGATTATGACACGCTATCAGGTGCTATCTGGCGTGAAAAAGAATTGAGTTTTTCGGAGTATTTCGACCAAAAGAAATCAAACGGCAGAATGAGCCTAAGACGTAAACAATACTCAACTGCTATGGAAGGCAATCCAACCATGCTGATATGGCTTGGTAAGAACTGGCTAGGACAAGCGGATAAGGCTGAAATAGCCATTACTAGCCTACCTCCAATCGAAATAGGTCTGTATGCGGCTGACTAAAGCACAGAGCGAAGTGTTCCGTGATGATACCCGTTTTCGAGTCATGGTAGCAGGAAGACGGTTTGGTAAGACCCACCTCGCTATTGTTGAGTTAGTGAGGCAGGCGTTACTAGGTGATAGTCGCCACTGTTGGTATGTGGCCCCAACGTATAAAGCAGCCAAGCAGATCGCGTGGGAAGTGTTGAAAGACTTCTTACCAAGGGAGTATATCGATAAGCGTAACGAAAGCGAGCTATCCATTCGCCTACTTAACGGCTCGATGATTGTTTTAAAGGGTGCGGATAATCCTGATAGCTTGCGTGGTGTTGGTTTGAATTTCATTGTGCTAGATGAGTTCGCGGATATGAAGATCACGGCATGGACTGAGGTATTGCGCCCAACCCTATCTGACAAAGAAGGTAGTGCGTTATTCATCGGTTCACCTAAAGGTCGAAACCACTTCTATGACATATGGGTTGATGGTGTTGATGGGCGTGAGGAATGGTCGAGCTTTCAATACACAACGCTTGATGGCGGCAACGTCCCTGAGAAAGAGATTGAGTCGGCAAAGCGTGATTTAGACGAGCGTACTTTCAACCAAGAGTATTTGGCCCAATTCGTTAACTACTCAGGGATTATCTA